TATCTATAAAATACAAGCTCTTGATGTAAATGTTGGGAAAATAAAGTGTAATATTCTAAGTACTACAGATGTTACTGGTAAGGTTGGAGTTGGTACAACAGGTACTTTGTTATCACCTGTTGGTAGCTATTCTTGGGGTAAAATAAGTGGATTCTCCAGATCTTCAACTAATCCAATTTCTATAGCAGTTACTTCATATACTTCATCTGGTCTTACAACATATCCTACAGTACAACGAAGAGGTGGTAGTTCTGGTCTTAGAAAAACTGGTGCTCTTAAGAAGAGAACAACTTCCACTTAATACTTATAAATAGTAAAAAAAATGGTTTAAAATGCCTGCGTTTGTTACGGATCAATTTAGGATATTAAATACCACTAATTTTGTAGATTCCATATCTAACGAAAGTGATTATTATTATATTTTTGTTGGACTTGCAAATCCTGGAGTTTCAGGATATGGAAGAGATGATAATTGGGATAGTAGTGAGGGAGTTTCTGCTGCCGATGCAGTTCTTCCTAATCCTGTAGATAATTTTGATTACTTGCCACATTATGGTGATACCATATTATATGGTAAACGTATTATTCCAGAAAATATTCGTAGATGTATACGTAAAATTGAATGGACTCAAGGAACTAGATATGACATGTATCGTCATGATTATAGTGTTGTCAATAGAACTGCAGTAACTAATAGAAGTAGATTATATGATTCAAATTATTATGTAATGAATTCTTTGTACCAAGTATATATTTGCATAAGTAATGGATCTAGCGGAATCAATACTACTGGTAATGAATCTCAAGATGAACCAACATTTACAGATTTAGAACCATCAAAAGCAGGAACTAGTGGTGATGGATATTTGTGGAAGTACTTATTTACTGTACCTCCATCTGATATTATTAAATTTGATGCTACAGAATTTATACCAATTCCAAATGATTGGTCAACATCAACAAGCACCCAAGTATCAAACATTAGAAATAATGGAGATTCTGATTTAAATAATAATCAAATAAAATATGTATATATTGATGAGAGAGGTAGTGGGGGATATGCTGCAGGAGAAGTTGATATTTATGGAGATGGTACTGGGGCAAGAGTGTTTATTGATGTAGATGATGCAGGTAAAATTGAAAAGACTACAGTTACTGCTGGAGGATCTGGATACACTTATGCAGTTGTAGATTTAGGTCCATTGCAAACTAGTGATACTTATACAACTCCTGCAAGATTAATCCCAATAATTCCACCTTCTAATGGTCATGGATATGATATTTATAGGGAATTGGGCGCAGATAAAGTTCTTGCGTACAATAGATTTGATGGATCTACAAAAGATTTTCCATTAGATTGTAAGTTTGCTCAAATTGGTATTATAAAAAATCCAACTAAATTTATATCTACAGAATCATATACAGCATCAACATTCTCAGGATTATATTCATTAAAAATAAATTTAAGTGATGGTAGTGGAGCTCCTACTGTTGGAGAAAAAATTACTCAAACTGTAACTGGAGGAGTTGCCCAGGGTTATGTTGCTTCTTATGACTCTGAAACCGGAATATTAAAATATTTTAAAGATCGCTCTTTATATTATAATCCAAATCTATATGATCAAACTGACCATGTTGGAGTTACGACTACTTCAAGAAATGCACCTTTGGATTTTGGAGGAACAAATTCCATACTTGGAAGTACTGGCAACTTTACAGCAACAATAGATACCACATTTACCGCTCAAAGTCTTACTGTAAGTGGTAAACTTATATCATTAGACTCAGCATTTACATCTGGAGTTTCAACTCCTGAAATAAATAAAACATCTGGAGATATTATTTTTATTGATAACAGACCCTTGGTTTCAAGGAACTCTAGACAAAAAGAAGATGTAAAAATTATTCTAGAATTTTAAAAAATGGCACAAAAAACAAATCTTAACATAAATCCTTATTTTGATGATTTTGATGCTGAGAAGAATTTTTATAAGGTTCTTTTTAATCCAGGAAGACCTATTCAGTCTAGAGAGTTAAATACAATTCAATCTATATTGCAAGGTCAGATTGAATCTTTTGGAAGTCATGTGTTTAAAGAAGGGTCAAAAGTAATACCTGGAGGAACACATTATGATTCCGAATATCATGCGGTAAAAATAAATCCACTTTCTTTTGGTGTAGAAGTAAGTCAATATATTGAACAATACATTGGTAAGAAAATAAGAGGACAAACATCTGGACTTACTGCAAGTGTAAAAAAAGTTGTTTTCCCAAATGACCAAGTTTCTGATATAACACTTTATGTCAAATATCTAGATTCTGATCAAGGTTTTTCAGGTGGAACATTTATAGATGGAGAAACTTTACTTTCCACAAACCCAATATCATATGGTGTTGCCAATGTTCTAATCAATCAGGGCACTCCTTTCGCTTCATTAATTTCTTCTGGAGCAACTGCAATTGGATCTGCAGTTTCTATAGATAATGGCATATACTTTGTCAGAGGTACTTTTGTTGCAGTAACAGCACAAACTTTAATTTTAGAATATTTTTCACAATTTCCATCTTATAGAGTAGGTTTAAAAATTTCAGAAGAAATTATAACTGCAAAAGAAGATAATACTCTATATGATAATGCAAAGGGATTTAACAATTTTTCATCTCCAGGTGCAGATAGATTAAAAATAACACTATCTTTATCCAAAAAAAGATTAGATGACTATAATGATACTGATTTTGTAGAATTGTTCCGTATTGAAGATGGTATTGTAAAGAAAACTAATACTGAAACAGATTACGCTTATATTAAAGATTATATGGCAAGAAGGACTCATGATGAGTCTGGAAATTATACTGTAAATCCATTTACAATATCTTTAAATAATTCTTTAAATGACTATACCGGAAGTAATGGCAAGTATTTAAGGGGAGATTTAACATCTCAAGGAAATACTCCATCAGATGATTTAATGTGTGTGACGGTAAGTCCTGGAAAAGCATATGTTAAAGGATATGATATAGAAAAAACTTATACAACTATTATTGATGTAGATAAACCAAGAGATACGCAAACAATTGATAATATTCTTGTTCCATTTGATATTGGAAATAAATTAACAGTAAATAATGTTTTTGGAGCTCCAGAATTAAAAGAGACTATTGATTTTTATGATAGGAGAAGAGGTACTGGAAGTACTGCTCAAGGTAATAAAATTGGAGATGCAAGGGCATACATTTTTAAAGTAACTGATGCTGCCTATACTGGTGCTGCTACTACATGGGATCTTTATCTATATGATATTACATTATTTACAGAATTAACTTTAGTAGAATCATTATCAAGTGAGCAAATAAAGCAATCCTCTAGAGTTGTTGGTCAAGCTAGTGGTGCAGTTGGATATGCTGTAAGTGATGGTGATGATACAAGTATTTTAAAAATTAGAGTAGAATCCGGAAGATTTGTTCAGAATGAAACTATTTTTATTGATGGAATTGAAGATAATAAGCGTAATATAAAATCTCTAAAAGTTTTTTCATCTAATGATATTAAGTCGGTATTTAAATCGGGAACTACTAATTTTATTGCGGATGTAGTATTAAAAACTAGAATTGCACCAGGATACAGTTTTAATGACACTGTATCTATTGAAAGAGTTGATGATAACTCTGCAATTTTAAAATCTCCCAAAGGATTTAGTGGTATCACTACAAACACAGTGGTAAAATACACTATTCCAGGAAATAATGTAGAAACTTTCAATAGAATAGATTCTATCAGTCCATCTAGTATTACACTAGTTCCTTTAGAAAGTGTAACTGGCGTAAACTCTGGACCAGTTCCAGGTGATGTTGATGGAAATAGCGGAACTATTGAAAATGTACCTTTTAAAATAGGTGCTTCTGAAATTGATAATCCAGAAAAAGCATATTTTTATTCAATTCTTCCAAATAAAACTATTGCCTCTGTAGATTTAGATGGATCTCAACTTACATTTACAGCACAAACAATTTCTTCATATTCTTTATCTGTAGGATCAGATCGTCTTGCAAGTCTTTCACCTAGTGATTTTAATCTTCCAGGAAATTCTGGTTCAATAAAATTTGATACTTTTGATGCTGAAAAGTATTCAATTCATTATACTGATGGGTCTATTGAACCACTAACTAGAGATAAAGTAATATTTACTAATAATTTTAGTACAGTTACGTTCAATAATATATCAAATAAAACAATAACATCTGTTACTGCATCATTTGTTAAATCTGGTATACAAAGTAAAACTAAAGTACTTAAAAGAAGTGATACTCTGACAGTAGATCTGTCAAAATATAAAAGTTCTGGAAGTAATGGAAGTAATTCTGTAAATGATAGTTTAACATACAATCCTTATTATGGACTTAGAGTGCAAGATGAAGAAGTATGTTTAAGACATCCAGATGTTATCAATGTTCTTGCAGTTTATGAAGCTATAGATTCTGATGTTTCTTTTGATACCATTGTAATTGGATCTTCTGTTGAAACTGTTTTAATTGGAGAAGATTTTGAAGGAATAGATTCTCAATCTGTTGCAAGAGTTATCTCCAAGTCATCAACTTCTGTCGATATTGTGTACTTAAATGGCACAACACTGAGAGTTGGTGAAGAAATAAGGTTTAGATCTACAGATACCGTTGCAACAATAGAATCTATATCTCCAGGTTCTTATAAAGATATTACTTCAGACTTTAGACTAGATAAAGGTCAAAAAGATGAATATTATGATTATTCTAGATTAGTTAGATTGAATGGTGCTGCAGAACCTTCTAAAAAGTTAACTGTAGTATATGATCGATATGATGTAAGTGTAGATGATTCTGGCGATTTATATTCAGTAGTTAGTTATGATGCAAATGCATATGGCACATCTATTCCTAATGTAGGTAAATTTGGAGTTAAAGCGTCTGATATTATTGATTTTAGACCAAGAGTATCATACTTTAGTGGATCATCGAATTCACCATTTTCTAAAGATGGTAGAAGTTTTGGAAATTCGCCAAAAGTTATTATAACTCCAAATGAAGCTTCTTTGATTTCATATGATGTTTATCTTCCTAGAATAGACAAATTGTACTTAGATGCTACAGGTGCTTTCTCTTTAGAAAAAGGTATACCTTCATTAAATCCAAAACAACCAAAGAGATCGGTTGACGAATTGGAGTTAGCATCAATCATTCTTCCACCTTATCTATTTGATACTAGCGATGCTAGAATTGATATGATTGATAATAGAAGATATACTATGAAAGATATTGGTGCTCTCGAAAATAGAGTTGAAACACTAGAAGAAGTTACATCATTATCTTTACTAGAGTTGAATACACAAACTCTTCAAATTAAGGATTCTGATGGATTTGATAGAT